AAGCTCACGCTGCCGCGATTGAGATGTATATACAAGACCATGTTGGTATGAAGCAAGATGGTACGTTTGGAGATCTTTACTTTAACGCCTTGTTAAATGATTGGAGTAGATTTGATATAAATAAAAGAACAAAGCATGATGCGTCTATAAGTTCTGGTTTAGCTATTATGGCTAATAATAGACATCTTTACGCTCCAAACCCTAAGATTGAAAGATCACCTGTAAATATAAACTTTGCTAAATATGAACAAGGAGGCAATATGAGTAAAATAATTAAAAATTAAAAATGGCTGAATCAATTATAAATAGAAGTTTCCCAAGCCAAGTTGTTAGCGACTTAGAGAAGATGAGTTTTGATTATGGGGTAAAGGTCGCGAAAGCAATTCAGCACGAATGGTTTGCGGACTCCCCTAGCAACGCTGGTAGACACGGTTATAATGTTTCTAGATTTCACCAATTAAGATTGTACGCGAGAGGCGAGCAGTCTGTACAAAAATATAAGGATGAGTTATCGATAAACGGTGATTTGTCCTATTTAAATTTAGATTGGACGCCTGTTCCAATTATTTCTAAATTTGTAGATATAGTTGTTAATGGTATTGCTGAGAGATTATATGACATAAAAGCTTATTCACAAGATCCTTTTGGAGTTACAAAGAGAACTGAGTATATGAAAAATATTCAGAAGGATATGGAGATGAGAGAGTTTGATGAATTTGTTAAGAAAAACTTTGCTTTAGATACAAAAGAAAGTAAAATCAAAGAACTGCCAGCAACAGAAGAAGAATTGTCGTTACATATGCAGCTTAATTATAAGCAGGCTATTGAAATAGCAGAAGAACAAGCTATCAATATGCTAATGAAAGGTAATCAATATGATTTAATCAAAAGGAGATTTTATAGAGATTTAGTTGTTTGTGGAATTGGAGCTGTTAAAACCACGTTTAATACATCTGAAGGAGTTGTAATAGACTACGTTGATCCGGCTAATTTAATTTACTCCTACACAGAGTCACCTTATTTTGACGATATATACTACGTAGGAGAAACTAAATCTATTTCAATAAGCGAACTTAAAAAACAGTTTCCGTACTTAAGCCAGGAAGATTTAGAAGAAATAAATAAAAGTAAAGGTACAGCTGCTGGGGGAAGAAGTTTAGGTGGTAGGGACACTGACTCAGATAACAACAAAGTAGATATATTGTATTTCAATTATAAAACCTACATGAACGAGGTTTACAAATTAAAAACAATGGGGAGTGGTAACGAGAAACCAATCGCAAAAGACGATAAACTTCCGCAGAACGATAGATACGATAAGGTACAAAAATCTTTAGAATGTCTTTACGAGGGCGCTTATATACTTGGGGCCAACAAACTTATCAAATGGGAGAAGGCTAAAAACATGATGCGCTCTAAGAGTGATTATACTAAAGTTAAAATGAATTACAGTATAGTGGCTCCTAGAATGTACGAAGGAAGAATTGATTCATTAGTAAACCGTGTTACTGGATTTGCTGATATGATACAAATCACTCACTTAAAGATTCAACAAGTATTATCTAGAATGACGCCAGATGGTGTATTTTTAGATATTGATGGTTTAGCTGAAGTTGATTTAGGCAATGGAACAAACTACAATCCGCAAGAAGCCTTAAATATGTTCTTCCAAACAGGTAGTATTGTTGGTAGATCAATGACTATAGATGGCGAGGGTAATGCTGGTAAAATACCTATTCAAGAAATAAACAATGGGGCTGGTGCGGCTGGTAAAGTTCAAGGTCTAATACAGACTTACAACTATTATCTACAAATGATAAGAGATGTAACCGGATTAAATGAAGCTAGTGACGGATCTACGCCCGCAGAAAGATCGTTGGTTGGTGTACAAAAACTAGCTGCTGCTAATAGCAATACAGCAACTAGACACATACTTCAGAGCGGTATGTATTTAACTGCTGAAATAGCCGAACAACTATCTTTAAGGATATCTGATATCATAGAATATTCTCCAACTAAAAATGCTTTTATAGAATCAATTGGCGCTCATAATGTAGCTTCATTACATGAGATGTCAGAATTACATTTGTATGACTTTGGTATATACTTAGAATTAGAACCAGATGAAGAAGAAAAACAATTACTTGAGCAAAACATACAAACAGCCTTATCGCAACAGAGTATAGAATTAGAAGACGCTATTGATTTAAGAGCTATCAAGAACATTAAATTAGCAAATCAATTACTTAAGTTACGTAGGAAGAAAAAACAAGAGGAAGATCAGAAAAATCAACTAGAGCAAACTAAAGCCCAAGGTGATGCTCAGGCTAAAGCCTCTGAGGCTGCAGCAGAAGCTGATATTAAAAAACAAGAAGCTAGTATTAAATCTCAGATTAGATTAGAAGAAATTAAAACACAAGGTAAAACTCAAGTGCTAACAGCAGAAGCTGGTATCAAAGAAAGACTAATGCAATTAGAGTTTCAGTACAACATGCAGTTAAAACAATTAGAAGCTAGAACTAAATCAGCTACGCAATTATTAACTGAAAATCGAAAAGACGATAGAACAAAGATGCAAGCAACACAACAATCAGCATTGATTGATCAGAAAGAAAACCAAAAACCATCCCAAAATTTTGAATCTGCAAACGATACGTTAGGTGGATTTGATTTAGGATTGTAAATTTATTAACTATTATTATATTATATTATGGCAAAGAAAAAAGAAAAGCCAGTCGTGGATAACGAAACTGGCTCGTTAAAAGTAAAAGAAAAAAAAGAACAACAACCTATAAATAACGAAACTAAAGGTAACGTTACTAAGGTTAAAGAAAAAATGAAAATGAAACCTGTAGTTCAAGAAGAAACTATAACTAAGGTTGATTTAAATAAACCAGAAAAACCAGAGGAAAATGAGGTTAAAGAAGATAACACTAACGACGAGGGAGTGGTTGGAGTCAATGAAGATGCCAACGCCCCACAAGAACAAAAAGAAGTACAATCGGAAGTTCAAGCACAAGAAACTTCAGTATTAGAAGAAGTTACCGAAGAAGTAAAGGCAGAAGAAGTTGCTGAAGTAGCTGAAGAAGCTATTAAAGAGTCAATGGAAACTGGTCAACCACTTCCTGAGAATGTTCAAAAGTTAGTAGACTTTATGGAAGAAACTGGTGGTGATTTAAATGATTATGTAAAACTTAATCAAGATTACTCTAAATTAGATGATCAAGATTTACTTTATGAGTATTATAAGAATACAAAACCTCATTTAAACGCAGAAGAAATTAACTTCCTTATGGAAGATTCGTTTTCTTACGATGAAGATACTGATGACGATAGAGAAATACGAAGAAAAAAATTAGCGCTTAAAGAGCAAGTTGCCAGCGCTAAAAGCCACTTAGACGGGCAAAAGTCTAAATATTACAGTGAAATTAAAAGTGGATCGAAACTCACTAGTGAGCAACAAGAAGCTATTAATTTCTACAACGAATCACAGAAGACAGCGGAATACGAAAAAAGCGCTAAATCTAATTTCTTAAATAGAACTAATAAGTTCTTTGGAGACAAGTTCAAAGGTTTTGAATACAACGTCGGAGATAAGAATTATAGATTTAACGTCAATGACGTAAACAAAACCAAAGAAGCGCAAAGTGACATTACTAATTTTATCGGAAAGTTTCTGGATAAAAAAGGTCAAATGGCGGACGAAGCAGGTTATCACAAATCTTTATTTACCGCAATGAATTCTGATGCTGTAGCAAAACATTTTTATGAACAAGGTATGGCAGACGCTTTAAAACAAAGCGAATCAAGTGCTAAAAACATAGATATGGCTCCACGCCAAGAGTTGGGTAAAAATCCAAATCAGAGTGGAATGACGGCTAGAGTGATAGGAGAAACTTCTAGTGATTTCAAATTCAAAATTAAAAATAAAAAATAACAAATTAAAAATTTAAAATTATGGCAATTACTGCAGGAGGTAGTTTAAATAGTGTTCCAGCTGCAACGCAGCAAACTCTAGCTACAAACTACCTAGACTTCAACACAGACATGGGTTGGGCTCAACAATATTTACCAGATCTTATGGAAAAAGAAGCTGAAATTTATGGTCCTAGGACTATTTCGGGTTTTCTTTCACAAGTAGGGGCTGAAGAAGCGATGCAAGCTGATCAAGTTATTTGGTCTGAGCAAGGTCGTTTACATCTATCTTACAAGTGTGATATAGATACTAATAACATTATCACTATCCAACAAGATATTGATGGTAACACAATGACAACTAACGCTGTTAGATTAAATGACACTGTTATCGTAGCTGCTCCTACTGGAGTTTTCAAAGCCTTAGTAACACTTGTTTCTGGTCAAAACATTACTGTTGCGACTTATGATGCAACAACAATTCCAACTTCAGGAAACACTGCGGATTACGCAACTACTCTTTTAGTTTATGGTTCTGAATACGCGAAAGGTGTTGGTTACAATAACACTGATGATTCTACTGTAGAATCAAGAGGCGCTAACGAACCTCAGTTCAAAACTTTTAGCAACAAACCAATTATCATGAAAGACTACTACGAAGTATCAGGTTCTGATACAGCTAGAGTTGGTTGGGTTGAAACTACTGGTGAAACTGGTCAATCAGGCTATATGTGGTACTTAAAAGCTGAAGCTGACACAAGAGCACGTTTTACTGATTACTTAGAAATGGCAATGTTAGAAGGTGAAATCGATCGTCTTGATGCTTCTGCTAACCTTGTTGAAGATGCTCTATATGGAGCTGATGGTACTAAGTCTGTTGGTACAGAAGGTTTATTCGCTGCTATCGAAGCAAGGGGTAATATGACATCTGGTGTTACTGGTGTTAACGCTGCTACTGATTTAGCGGAATTTGATGCTATCTTAGCTGAGTTTGACAAGCAAGGTGCTATTGAAGAAAACATGATGTTTGTAAACAGAGCTACTTCGTTAGCAATGGACGACATGTTAGCTTCAATGAATTCCTACGGGGCTGGTGGTACTTCTTATGGAGTATTTAACAATTCTGAAGATATGGCTTTAAACTTAGGTTTCTCTGGATTTAGAAGAGGTTCTTATGACTTTTATAAATCAGACTTTAGATACTTAAATGACTTAGCAACAAGAGGTGGTATTAATGCTGCTAATTCTGCTAATGCAATTAGAGGGGTTGTAGTTCCCGCTGGTACATCTACAGTTTACGATCAAATGTTAGGGAAAAACTTAAAACGTCCATTTTTACATGTTCGTTATAGAGCTTCTCAAACTGATGACAGAAAA